CAAATGAGCCAGCAGCGTGCTTTAACATTTTCTTTTCAAGATACTTCATTCCATTACAATAATGACGATAGCCATTCTCTCGAATGCATTGGCCAACAGTTAAATATTTAAAATCAATCATTTTCTATCGCTACTTTGATCATATTTCGCCATCTCTGTTCAAGTGTCATATACGAATCATATGCACCTGCATTTATTATTGCTTCAGTTGGTTCCTTCATCGCTTCGATAGCAATTCTTGCCAGCTTCTTACAAGCTATGCAATCATCATCCTTACGCATGAAATCAAAACTTTCATGCAAAGCCTTCGCTACACGATTGATCATTTCTGACATTTTTATCGCCGCTTAATTCTAATAATAACTTCGGTCCAATTCGGATGAAGGGTCTTAATTGAACTCATTACCTCACCAACACTACAGCGTTGGGCAAGTTCATATACTTTACTAGCATCGCCAGGACCAATAACTGTAACGATTGTAACCTGCTTGTCTTGAGCTTCGTCAACAGTCATCTTCACCCCCTTCACATTCCGATTGCCATTCCTCAACTAAATTTTCAGCTTCAGTTGGCTTCAATCCGAGGTTTTCAAGCCTACCGATAGCATTAATATATGAAAGATCACCCTTCATATATTCACGCTTAATTGCATTCTCGCTATCCATTGTGCAACTCCGTCAGCTTACGAATATTTGTGATTAGCTCATCATAACCCATATTACTACTAATATAATCGCTGCTTACCATTCTTATAACAAAACCGCCCTTCCTCTTTTCAATACTTTCAATATTATTTACATTTACATATAATTCATTTTCTTCATCATCAATCAAGTGAATAAACATTTTAATTGCTCCATTTCAATTGTCCGAGATAGCCCCTAATGCGTATATGACGGCAATACGTTAGGGGCTATTGCTGACAATTAGCCGGCTTTATTGATCCGGCACATGCTTAGCTCCAAGGTTGTGAGGAACTATGAACAAATCATTGGCTCTTGATCTTGTGGACAAATAGGTTCGCCAGCTTGATCGATCCACTTAGCAGTTACGCGAGCAACATAACCGCACGATTGACATTCGCATTTGAGAAGATAAGTCGCTTTCTTCTTACGTTTGTCCAACTGTAACCTACCTGCCGGGAATTGTCCAATCTTTTTTACAATAATGTCAATGTAATCCAACATTTTTTGACCGGAAGGTGTGGAAGTCATCGGCGGAATAAAACCGATTGCTAATGCACAATCCTTAAATCTGCCCTTATGACCCACCGGCTTATAATCAACAGGCGGATTAGGATTTTCAACTGTCGCGTGGATCATCTCATGTGCGATAGTTTCGAGAATTTCCTTTGTATCCGTATAATCAGGTGAAAGGAAGATTTCAAAGGTCTTATCTGCACTGTAGATTGAATGAATGCATTGCCCTAACTTCTTCTTTCCATCCTTCGAACCAACTGGATAACCAACACTAACTCGAATATTAGCCGGTACTGACCACCAATTAGCAGTAAAATGTTCCCTGAACATTGCAACAGCTTCATCGATCCATTCGGAGCGAAGCTGTGAAGGGGATTTTTCCATTTCATTCACCATGTCAAAACAACAAGAGCATTAAAGCAAGCCAACGCAGCAAAATAATCACCAGCGAGTACACAAACCAAAACCGAAAAAGAAAACCATGCTACTAAAACACGCTTCGACATTTTCCCCTCCTGCATTTGACTTTACTAATATAGCAAAGCTTTAAAGCAAAGTCAACTCCTATTATGCAATTTATTCCTCTTCTATATTATCTTCTGAAAATTCATATTCACCTTCATCTTCGCTACGAACATTATAACAATCTATACAAAGAAAACAATTAAAATACTCACTATAACTAACTTCCTCATTACAATTTGAGCAGTCGTTACATTTATGGCGCATTTTGTCCTCCATTTGATTTTCTATTTATACACTAGCTTTAAAGCAAAGTCAAGCGGCTTTTACACCGCTTGACTAATTATTTTTAACCTGCGTATCGATTAGCTTCCTTAATAGCCTTTTCAATTTGTTCAGAAGTATAAACTGGATTATTAACTTTCATCAAAAGCAATTCAATTCGATCAATCCAACATTGAGCAATAGCAGCGGTATGATTGAACTTCGGAACCTTGCAACCAAATTCGATGGCGAGATCACGTGCATCACGAAAGTTCATGTCCGTCCTCCATTGCTTCAGCGTATGAATAATATACGCTGAAGCTTTAAAGATGTCAAGTGCTATTTTCTTATTTTTCATCCCTTGTTGTGACAATCCATATACAAGTGAGCACCAGCCCGAGTAAGCAGATAGATCAGTGCAGGAATTGCTACACCCATCGCTACTGCCGGTGCAATCATCCAACCGACTGCTTGGGTAGCGAATGCGAAAGCATTCATCACAGCACTACCGATTAGCGTACCCACAATAGCAGGCCGTGTGAACTTCGTGATTTGCTTCAGCACCTTTTCCGAAGCAGCCGCCAACTGCGCCAACTCCAACGAGATAAAACCGAGATCGATACCAGCCGCCATAGACCACGCTTCCCAATTAGGAGCTTGCGTGACGATGGTAATTCCATGGGCAAGGTGATTGAGGCTTAGCACGGTCAACGTGCTGGCGACCATCCCAATGCCAACAGCGGCCATTCCCTGACGATGCAACTTCTTCGCCTGCTTACGATTAGAGCGATTAGGGTTAGACTTCGCAACTGGCTTCAGATTGATAACCTGTGACATGATTAACTCCCGTTGTGATAATTAACCCTTCCGATAGCGCAATGCAGCCTTAGCCGCATTCAATGTAGCATATCGGCCAATACACGATACGCGGCCAACACTATGCTGTATTTTAACACATACCGCAAATGGACGCGAAACATCGTGCATCATATTAGCATTTGGCAAGCCAGTATTAACTATCATACGCGCATCGGTTTCTAGCATGATGCAACCATTCTTCGGATATTGATCTTGATGCTTGACCATAATCTTCCTCCATTTGCATTTGATTATTAACCATACACTAGCTTTAAAGCATTGTCAAGCAGCATTTGCGCTGCTTGACAATTATTTCATTTAAAATTCTGGATTTCGCTTATTAATATGACCTTGCACAAGCGCCCAAGTTCCATTCAACTTCCAACAACTCGTTTCACGAACTCGATAGAACTTGCTACCATCTGTAGTCTTAATAACCTTCAGCGACTTCGAGATCGATGCAATCTTACCACAAGGATAATAATCACCATTGAACGTATAGGAGCAATCCTGTCCAAGTTTCGGCAACTCTACAACATCATACCGAGGGTAAACATACTCGCCAGCATCGGTAGCAATGTAATCAGACCCGAGAACAGCAGCAATTTCCTTAGCTGCTTCGAAAGACTTCCAATCATTCCGATTTTCAGCCTTACCATCGCAGCTATTATCTTCAACCTTAGCTGCAACGACCTTGCCGGCTTCGCGTGTCACTGTGATGTAGAGCATCTTTCGTTCCTCCATCTGATGTTTTGACTATAGCAAATGCTTTAAAGCCTGTCAACCTAAATTTTCTTAACTTTCGAGATTTTTCTTAACTTTTCTTAACTTTTCTTAATTTTTCATGCCCACAGTGCATTAAGTGCTGGCCCTTGGCAAAAGTCAGAACGAGGAAACCCCTGATTTTACTTACTATATAATAAATATAATAATATATAATATAGTATTTTCTGTCTTAGTATGGGGGAGGGGGGGGTACCCCTTTTTATACCGGAGTTACCGAATTTTTAATTCCTAAGTTGTTACTTTTGTGTCTGATACAGGCAGATTTGTTATATGCGCTAGAAATGCCTCTAACCTCTTGATCCAACAGGCGAATTCTTATATAATGGCACCATTATATGCGTTATATTTTATAGCCCATAAATATTGCTGATCATTAGAAACGTTATATTTTATTAGATTTTTATGCGCTCCCCATTAGAAACGCTAAACAAATTATGAACGTCTGTTCAGGAACATGAATGGTCCCACTCGCTACCTATGAACGGTTACATTCGTAACTATACACCATGTATCAGTTAAGCGCCTCTTGACAATCTAAGTGTGGGTATGTATGATGCTGAAACTGAGACAGATGGCAATCGAAATTAAGCAAAAGACAATAGAATGATTAAACAGAAATACGCCGTTCGCTACTCTGAACAGAAACAACATTATGAAGTGTATAGAATTGCCACAAATGAGATAATAGCGTGTTTTAAATATCAAACAGAAACGAACCGTGCTCGCGCAGCAGGTTTAGCTTACGCTACCCGCAATGATTTGAACAGATCAGAAGCAAATGATTAATACAAAATCTCTATCCCGACTTGACATTATCTTAAGCAGCCTTATACTAGGTGGCGTAGCTGTAGGTGCATACCTTTGGATAGCAATTCTCACATTGGTAATGTAAATGAAAATCTATGAGATAGGCCCACTGGATGGAAGTAGTGAGTTTTTGCCCACTAAGAGCGAGGCGATAGCGAGGGCAAAAGGCTATGGCGAGTACGTTATCGAGCATGAAATCGGTAAGCTCACCAAGTCGGTAGCATGCAAGCTCGCCAGCGGTCACGGTTTTTCAATCTCCCATCGTGAGGTATGGAATGACATTAGTTGAACAACTCCGTAATATTAAAGTTACAGCCGGTCCTCCGTATAAATCATTACAACAATTATGTAATGAAGCAGCACATGAAATTAAACGTATGGAAGAAGTCTGTAATAGTTATGCAGATAAAAATCAAAAACTTAGCGATGAAATTGAAAAGCTTCAAGCCGAAAATAGAGATTTAAGAACAAAGTTGAAAGCTATGGAATTAAATAGACGTGAGGATACAGATTGTATAACGTAAGTATCAGTAGGCTGTGGCCAAACACTGGTAAGGTTACGGATAGCCGTAGCGCCGCATCCGCTGAGAAGGACCAAAGTGCGATTTCGAAATTAGCGGCAAAAAAGGGAATGATCAATAAGGGAAAGAAACCCATGAATTCGACCGATATCAAGCCGGGCGAGATTTATCGATTGAGGCCGAACTTTCGGGGACCAATATGTCAGATGCGAGTTATCAAGCGCGATCCAACTGCGCCGTACCGAGGTGGTTCTGTGATGGCGTCGATAGTCCGGGACAACGGTACCTTGAAAGCACCGGAGACATTCTCGGGCTATTACTTTGCGCAGCGTATCAATGATGTAATGCGCGACAAATGAACAAAATTCATTAATCCAATATCGAAATATCCCTTACCATAAACGCACGTTGCGTTGTACCAAACTTATTAATCAATTCCAATTTATTAACTTCCCTAATTTTATCGCTATCTATCAACACTTGCAAAGCTCGTTTTAATCCAACTGTAGCACCCTGCCTATCATTCCTGAAGCAAGCCATCGAAACTAATCGCTTACTCAAATATGCATATGGAATAACCTTAGCGTTATGCATGAGTTGAGACATTGTGGCTAAAACCATATATTTTTTAATTGTCTCATAATCCTTCAATAAATATTCTTTCATCATTCGAGCAACTTCGGCTACCTGCCTAATCTCATATGTATTGCTACCAATCAAACCTTGCTCAAATTTTTCAGACAATGCGCGAATATCATGTTGCACTAATTCCATAGCCCATTTAATATATTCAGGCAGCACTACAGGATCAGTCATATTTACACCTACTGCAATCAATGCAGATAGCTTCAATACCTTTACATGTGCTCTATTCCAAAGTTGTTTTATAATCTCTTTGTGAGTATTGTTAATTTGCGCTGTTGCATACTTATCAAACTTAGCTTGTATCTCTACAGCATCCGGTGCAAGATGAACAGTTACAACACGCTTACTATGCATAATCTGTTCAACATTAGCAACTAATGCAGATAGCTTATCAGTTAAGATATAAGACGGCACGGCTGTTGTATGCGTCAGGCTCAAATCTGGCCTATGACCGCTATACTCAATTAATAAAAATCGCGGCAACAAACCTTCTGAAATCATATCCTCGTTTAATGCATTATAGAAACGTTCGGGCGTACTTTCGCCAAGTATTGAGAAAGCCGGACTTTCGATCACATTTGTATTCTTATCACTATCAGCAAAGATCGATGCTCTACAATTTTGCCCATAACCAGACTTATTATAAAGATCAAGTAAGACTTTCTTTAAAGCTTTCTCCGCCGAATTAGCATGAGGATTAGACATAATTTCTAAACGAATACCAAATTCGCCTAAGATTGAAACAAAGCATTGTGATGATTTATAAATGTATTTAAGTAAGGCTTGTCCTGATGCAATTTCAGATGGACCAATAAATCCGCTCGATGTTGGAACTTGAAGCTTAATTGTATTCATCAACCGATCAATACCTGAAGCCATCGCTTCTTTTCCTGTACCGGTCATGGCTAACAATAGAACGTATTGATTAAGCCCCATATTCGAAATATTGTAGGCACGTCCGGCAATGCCTGCCATTAGCCCTATAGCAGCCGCTAATGCGATTTCTGGAACTGGCCTAGGGGCAGCAGCATAAATGAATTGCGCTATTTCTCCAAGCAAACCCGGAGGAATTGAAATATGATCAGCCCCTATCGGCGCTTCAGTTATTACCGATAGGGGCTGCGTATCAAGTTTGGGGGTAGCGGCGGATCGCCGGTCAATTGCATCACCTTCCTTTCCCAATGGTAACTTTAATTGATCACGTTCGGCTATCTTCTGTTCAAGTGCAATCTTAAATCCATCAAAATCTATAGGAGGAAGCATCCTATCGAATGATTTATTAATCATCCATGCTATATAATCTTTACGTTTAGCTTTATCTCTTTTCCCAAGTTGTGAACCGTAAAAAATTCGACTAATTTGATTTTTGTTTTGAGTGTAGAAGGACACAATATCAATGAATGCGAAGTCCGCTTCCGATTGAGACTGATAAATATCTTGCCATTTACCATTATAAAGCTCTTTAAACTTTTCTCCGTTGGTTGCATTAGAGGCTTGCTCAATGATTTCTTTGTCGTTAAATTTTTCTTTGTCATCACCTTTGTAGACATTGGTTGCTATTCCTCCGCTACCCATTTGTTCCCAAAGTTGAATAAGCTTATCTTGGCATTCTTTAATAGGCTTATCGTTATGAACATTACCGGTAAATGTAGCGTAGCGTTGCGATGAATAAATTTCGATAAAGTTTCGCCTTCTACCTGCTGGTACAATACCTTTAACAATAATATGCAAACCCCTTCCTGAAGGGGACACTTCAGACCAGCTATCAAATTCACGAAATACTTTTATTTGACGGTCATAGGCAATTGTATTACCATCGGTATCATCCAAATCAATAAAAGTGTAAGGATCATTATCAGTAAAGACCAAACCAATCCCGGAATATTTGTTTGCTGTTTTAACGGCTTCATCGAATGTACTCCAACTATCCGGTTCATTTACACTTGCCATCTTTCCAGATTTAGGATCATAAGGGACTTTTGTGGGTTTCTTTGCGCCAATATCTTCATAGCTCCAACAAATCCATTGCTGAAGCTTCTGAAGCTCGGCAGGAATATCAGAATATGCCATTGCGACTTAAAGCGCAATCTTATTAGCTTTAGCTAACTCGATTACTGCAACCCGAATGACTTCGGATATGCTAATTGAACGTTTCTCTTTTAATTGAAGCGTGGCTTGAAGTTCAACAACTAGCTCTTTATCGATGCTGACTGATAATCTTGTGGAAGGCGCCATTTTGTTATTGCCTTTGAAAAATTAATGTCGGGTACAAAACACTTACCGATGTACCGCGTTTGCCATGAAAAAAAAGTGGTGTCAATGGTGCAAATGCATTGACTTCCGAGATTGCGGGAACTATACACAAGCATTCGGCGAAAGGAATTTATTAATGGATGATAATCAAGAAATTTTTGAAAGTAATAATAAAAGCATTGCTAAACTGGTGCCCACAAAAAGCGATACTGAGATTGCCGCAGAATTGAAAAAGGAATTTATCGACGCATGGCAACCGCTTCTTCAAATGATGGAAAAAGCGCACAGAATGAACTTTCGGGTAATTGTTAATGCTGGCATGAATGAGCTAGGCCACGCTTTCATACACAACATGGAAATTCAGCGTATTTATAAATGACGATAGAAGAATATAAATACAAAGGAAAACCTGTTGTTTATAAGGGCAAAGTAATTTGTCCTATATGCAAAGAAGAATATGAAATAAATACGACAAGTAAGAAAATTGCTGAAAATCCGTTACCGTGTTTTATGTGCCATCTTTCAATGAGAAATGTCAAATGAATTGGTCAAATAATTGGAGTATGTCTGCAAATCCTTGGGATGCGTTGTCGCAAGATCAATTGTTAGTGAAGCATTTAGAATTAAAGCAAGACCTTGAAAAGTTAAAAGAAGCTGAGATGGAGTTGCGCAAGTATATTGTTAATCGCGCATTTCCTGAAAAGAAAGAAGGCACCAATACGCTTGATCTCGGGAATGGGTATTCGCTTAAAGCCGGGATTAAATATAATTATAAACTTCTTGATAACGAAACTGTGGAAAAGACGCTAGATGCTATTGCGGCAATTGGCAATGAAGGCTCATTCATTGCCGAACGTCTTGTATCTTGGACACCTAGCTTTCTTCTTACCGAATATCGTAAGCTACAAGAAGAAGCTGAAAAAAGTGCAGTAGCTAAAGCTATTCTATCTAAAGTTAATGAAATGCTTGTCATCACTGATGCTGCACCTACACTCGAATTAAAAGAACCAAAGGCGAAAAAATGAGCGAATTAAAAGCAAGACCTATTAGAGCAATCACAATGGCTGATCCTGATAGCGTCTATCAAAAGAAGATGGATGAATTAGATTTGCTTTTAGCAGGTATGCCGGTTCAAATTGTTTTAGATATTCTCGGAAGTTTTATTGCTATACAAGTTACAGAAATGCAGGAAAACGATATAGCTGCGGCTTGTGAATTTATCAACACATTCGCTAGCGGTATGAAGAATATTGCAGCAGTAATTATTAAAAGCCAAGCGAATTAAATGAATATTCAATCCCTTCGCCCGGCTAAAGACTTCGCCGTTAATTTCGGTGTTAAATCTGTTATATATGGACCGGCCGGAAGTGGTAAAACACCAATTATCAATACAGCACCGCGACCATTATTGCTAGCATGTGAACCTGGATTGCTATCAATGCGCGGATCAACTGTACCAACTTGGCAAGGTTATACACCTGAAACTATCGATGAATTTTTTAAATGGTTCTATGGTAGCGAAGAAGTTAAAAATTTTGATACGCTCGCTATAGACAGTACAAGTCATATGGCTGAAATCTATTTGCAAGCCGCGCTTAAAACAAATAAGCACGGATTAGCAGCCTACGGCGAGATGGCAACCAATACCCTAAAACACTTAAATACACTTTATTATACGCGATACAAGCATACTTATCTAATCGCTAAGCTCGAAATTATTACTGAAAATGGATTAACAACCCGTCGTCCTTATTATCCAGGCAGACAATTACCTGTGGAGCTTCCTCATAAGTATGATCAAATTTTATATCTTGACATTCAAAATGTTCCAGGTGTAGGACAAACAAAGGCATTCCGTTGTCAAGGTTCATACGATACACTCGCACGCGATAGAACCGGTCAATTATCGGAATTTGAACCGCCAGACTTTGGCAAGCTTGTAATGAAAGCGATGTCCTGAAAGGAAAAATTATGGTTAATGAAACAATCGAAGAAGCTATAGCTGAAGAAAGCCACAACAAACATTTGTATACCGACGAAGTTAATATACTTAATAATAAATATAATAAAGTACGCGACAAAGAAAGACGACAAGAGCTTAAAAGAAGTTGTCT